AAGCAATAACTCCTGTTACAGCAGCCTTATTTAAAATTTCTTCTGACATATTTTTTTCACCTCCCAGTGAATTTAACGATATAGATCAGCGGAATTGAGGAAACGCCCGCCCCACATCGACCTTTTTTGTATTTTTTGCTGTACGACCCCGCCGAGGTCGCCAGATTTACGGACCGCTGTGTCATCTTCTACTGCATCGACACGCTTTCCAAACTCTTCAACATTGTTTTTTACACCAGTAACTTCCTCTTTAACTGATTCAATGCCTTTTGTCATTTCAGCAACTTTGTCGTTAATTGATTTAACGGCTGCTGCTAATTCTTCTACTGCTGCTACAACGGACTTGCTAACTTCGTTAACAGATGCTTGTACTGTTTCAACAGCCTTTGCTAAGTCAACTTGTGCAACTTCTTGTGCAGGAGTGGCTTCTGTATTTTCAGATTTAACAACTTCTTCAGAAACTTCTTTTGCTTCTTCAACAACAGGTGCTTCTTCAGCAGCAGGTGTTTCTTCAACAACAGGTGCTTCTTCAGCAGCAGGTGCTTCTTCAGCAGGTGTTTCTTCTGGACTATCAGACTTTACAATTTCGTCTACAACGACAGTCTCACTATCTGTATTTACAGTTTTTTCTACTTTTGTTTCTGCAACAACTTCTGTTGCTTCAACTTGTTCTTTTTTTGCCATATTCTTCCCTCCTTTATTAATTTGATCAGTCTTGGATGTTTGTCCAAGTTCTGTGTCCTGTGATTTAAGTAAACCTTTTATCACAGAAACCTTATCTACATCGTTTGATTCTACGAAACCAACCCAGGTTTCATCATTACGAGGATCTTCTTCTTTTGAAAGTCTAATTGTTTGATATTCTTTTGACCAGTAAACATTTTCAAATAATGTTTTTGTGATCATACCCTCAACAGTATTTACACCATTTGATGCTTTTTGAATTGAAAGAATGTTTGCGAATTGATTAGCAGGATTATCTACTAATGATAGTTCATGGAGGTCATAGTCCTTAATAACACGAATCTCTTTATCCATTTCGGCGTTGTACGCTTTGTCTGAATCGTTGATGCTACCACCAATAGAAAAACCAGTAAGAGTACCATCAAGAACTTTTTCCCAAGTGTCTTGAGCACCTTTAGAAATGTATGCATCTACGTATACCCCATTATAAAATTTTTCTTCTTGTTTGTTATAAAATTGATCTGATTTGAAAGACACAACCTTGCCTACTGCAATTGGCATGTGCATTTCTCTTAAATTGCCACGAAAGCGTTCAAAGGCTTTTAGGCTAACGTCTGTTGGTACGATATCTGCCTGTTTATCGACATTGTCAAGTGTCGCAAAACCTGAAACTATTCTGCGTTCTTTGTCTACTTTTGCAATTGGCATAGACAGCGTTATGTTGTCTTTTTCTGAGTGCCAAAATGCTTTATGCATGTTAGTCATACTAGTTCCATTATATAATGTGTTTTAAGGATCTTTAAAGTTTATAACAACTATTGACTTGATCTACCCTCGCCCTGTGCATTTCTGCCAGACGTGGTTGAGGTAGAGTCGCTTGCGTTATCTGTTCTTTGTTGATCCCTCATTCTGTTTCCACTTGCTTGTGCTGCTATCTCAGCCCTTGCTTGTGAACCTAGAACAATTGGTTCTTGACCGCCTGGACGAACAGGGTAACCAAGTCTTTCACGAACTTCGTTTGGAACTAATACCTGCATACGTAGGTATCTTTCGTCAATCTGACTTTGTGTTACTTCGTCTGTCAGGGTGAGTTCGTTAAGTTTAAATTGTAGCATATCTGTTTCTTCTTTAACGATTTTGTTAATAACCTTTTCAAGGTTTCTTTGTGCTGGTCTAGCCACTTGTTCTTTAAAAGTACGGTCTGAGGATAAGGCTGATGCAATAGATACTCCAGCACCTCCACCTACTTTAGAGAATGGAACCTGATGAGCCATCAAGATATCGTCACGATTTGACTTACGATACTTTTCAAATGATCCATCTTGAATACCACTTTCAATGGCTTTCATATCAAACTCTACTTTATTATCTGGACTATCTCCAGGAAGTGGGATGTAAAGTGTTCTATGGTTTTGACCACGAAGTCCTGATTGCAAGAATCTAAATAACTTATCTTCTGCATCAACAGATAGTTTTGCACCTTTTAGGGATACTATATATCTTGGAACTGCTTTGTTTTCAAAGTAATCAATATTATACTTACCCGCCAAATTATCTCCAACCATTGAGGTTGCGGCTGCTACGGTATCTGGAACACCATAGTATGATGTTTTTGGTGAGTACTTTTTAATGTGGATTAATTCGTTTGGTCTTCTGTCTGTAGTTATAGGGTTTTGATCTTCTGTACCTTGGAAGTTTCTAAAGAATACAACTCGTTGATTTACAATCTGAATGTATCCATCACGTAAGCGTCTAACACGAATTGTTGTGGCTGGGATATGTCCGATATAACCAATATCTCCATTTACCTTACGTCCAATTTCAATATATCCGTTTCCAATTGATTCAACATCTGTGTATACTTTTTCTAAGATATGACTAAATGTGTCTTCGTCATTTAAACTTTCTAGCCATTCAGCCATAGATGCTTTTGATCTTTGAATTTTTCTTTGTGCTCTCATTAATGATTCTTCTGAATCTGCATCTTCAAGTCTTGCCATTGTGGAATCTGTTACTTCAAAAGAGTATCCAAGTCCTACTATGTTTGATACCTTTGCATTAACGGCAGCATGGTTAGCAAATGAGTTTTCGTAAAAGTATGCTAATTCGTCTAGGTTGTATGGTGGTATAACAACGTCATAAAGGCCATAGGCAGTGACAAGATCCATTTCAGGGAATAGTTGCTTTGATCCACTATCTTCTTGCCCCATAAAGGCTTTATTTAAGTTTCTAGACGCTCTTCTTTTAAAGTTACTATCTAGTCCGTCATAAGATTTTGCTATTTCAGCATCTATCATAAAGTCATCTGACTTGATAGATTTTTCCATTTTGTCTAAATTATCTATTCTTGCAATAGATTCTAATTGCTCATTCTCCATTTGCTTTTAAACCTTTCTCTGCATCCATCCATGCTCCAATGTCTGTTTCACTAGCGATGTATCCTTCTTTCATTCTACCCAGTTGTTCTGAATGTTCCATGTCTGAAATTCTTCTTACTCCTGGCATAAAAATAACTTTTCCTGCTGGTGCTCCATAGTGATGTGCTGCTTCTTTTACCTTAGCCATCTTTGCTAAATCGTATTGATCACCTGGGATGTTCATAACGTTGCCTCTTCCATCTCCAAATGCTCTTCCATTGTGGTCCATTTGCCATACATATAGGCCATATCTTTGTTGTTTTTGTAGAACTGTTAACTTACTATTACCATCTTTTGGGTTATGTGGCTTTTTCATATACACAATTGTACCACATTAAATCAAATTATACAACTTTACCTTCGTACAATATCCAATTTGCATTACTTAGTATTCTAAATGAGTCAGAATTTAAAGATAGAACTGAAGTATCATTAATTGTTGCTTTAGATAAACCAAAAAGTGACTGATGAATCTCTTCTCCATTAACAGTAAAGGATATTATATCTTCGGTTAACCACACTTCTCTCCAGTTATAGTTAGTCCAACTATTCCAAGAGTTGTTAACAACAGGGTCATTTGGTCCAGGAACGTCAACAATAGTAGACTTTATATCATTCCAATCTCTAGCATCAATAATGCTACCAAAGATAGTTGCTGATTTATTAAACATTGCAATATTGTTATAAACAAATCCTTCATATATTTCAAATTGTCCTGTTTGGCTATTTAGGCTTATATCTTCAGCAAAGGATATGATTATAGATGTCCAATTTAGTGGTTCTATTACTGGATTAGTTACTACCCTTCCATTTTGATAGAATATAGAGTTTGTATCTTCTAGGCCTGTTTCAACATTATAAAGTTTTAAGGTACCTCTTTTATTTCCTGTTTCTGTTTCCATGTATATATCTAATGTTGTTGAAGAGGTTTTTACTCTTCCCACTTTTATTCTTTCATTGATAGTATAGTCTTTGTTGTACATTAACCAAAATTGAATACCCCCCAAAGTATACTCTGGAGACTTTTGATTATTTATAGGTATTGTTAATCCACGATCACCTTGTATATCGTATGGTATTACCGATATGCCTGAGTCTGAAGTTAAATGCATGTATGGGGTAGAGTCTTTGTAGATCTTAAAAGGATTTCTTGTTTTAAATACATATGCATCATCTAGTCTATGGAATGGGTATATCTTATTTCCTGTTCTTGTATTGATTGGATAGAATGATCTTTCATCATAGGCTAGGGATGAATAAGACATGTTTTTAAGTTTAACTGACTTGTTTAATATACCCTCGGTTTTTAGTTCTATGTGTGTGGTTATGTAATAGTCTTCAAAGTCTACTTGATCTTTTGGAGGGAATATAATTGTTCCATCTACTACTTCAAATTTTGTATTTATAATTTGACCATAAGTGTAGTTATCCACTTCTAATATTCTATTTTCTTTAATTGCTTCAATGCTTACATAATCAGTATATGGTTTTTTACCTACCGAAGCATAGTCTTGAATTGTAATATATGTGCTTACCTTTAAAGCAGTATCTTCAGTTTCTACTGGCAATCCTGTAGTAATAATTGGAGAAGGATGATCTATGTTAAATTGCAACATATCTAAATCGTAGTAATCATTTTGTCCTTCATCTTTTACCTGTTTAGCAAAATAACTAAATGGAATAGAATCTTCCCAGTATCCAACGCATCCTATATCTTCTACAAGTGCTTCCTGTGTTTTTATAATGTGATGTGTATAGTTTCCAACATATTTCATAATGTAAGTATCTATGTCAGTACTAAATGTTCCATCTTGATCAATATATTCTAATAAGTCTTTATTTGTAAATAGTTTATTATTAAAGTTTGTTTTATATATTCTTCCTGTAAATGTATTTCCTTCAAACCCGCCAATATTTAAAGATAGATTTTGTGGGCTTGCAAAAAAGTTTCCAATTAAAGATGAGTATGTTGAGTTTAGTGTGTCTAGTTCTATGCCAGCAATAAAGTCTGCACTAGCACTTACTTCTTTATTCACTAACAAGACTTCGTTATAGTAGTAGTTTAATCCATCTGTATCTAACTCTATTCTAAAATTATTAAAACTTACTTTACTTGTAAATTGCATCACAATTTCTGGCTCTACTGGTAATTCATCTGGTGCCCTAAAAATTGAAAATATAGATTTAACTGCTGAGTCTATTGGGTTCATTGAGTCAAAGTATATTGATCCATTTAATTCGTTATATAAATCATTTGGTTTTAATTTAATAAAAGTATAATCTCCATCTTGTAAAATTAAATTATCGTATAAAGGATCTGCTGCTGAAAGAATTCTCATAGTTTGCCAATCATTGTTTTTCCAATATTCCCAAGTTCTTTCATTTGCTTCTAGCCAAGTTCTATAGTCTACTGATAAATCAAAAACTGCTAAGTCTTCTCCTACGTAAACAAATTCTGGAAGAGTATAGTTTGAAAACGATAAGAATTTAGAATTAGACTCTAGGTTATTAAAAAATCCAGCATTCCAACCTGTCATGTTTGGATAATTAATAGTTGAAGAATAGTTGGCAAATGGAAAGTCTATATAAACTGATTCTCCACCAAAGTTGTTAATAATGTTTTCAACGTTAACAACTCCTTGTCCAGATACATATTTTTTCTTTGCCAATTGGTTTGGGTATATGTATGGATAGATTGCAAAAGAATCTATTTCAAATGGATTAATATTATCATTACCGTAAAATGCTAACCAGTCTTCTCTTGGAAAAGGAAACGATATATATTCTTGATCTATTTCAATAGATATAACTGTATCTCCATTAATTAAAACACTAAAGTTATCTTCGTTATATCTTAAATGAACTAGCATTGGTCTAAACCATTTACCAATATAATGAGACTTTGTATACCTTCCAATTCTCATTGTTAAAAATTCTTCTTCAACATACAAACCATCATTAGAAGTTAATGGACCAAATATTCTTATTGGTGTAGATGAGTTTGTATAAAGTCTTAACCAAAATTCAACACTATACTGTTTATTAATTCCAGCCCTGTTTAAAAATCCTTGTCCAGGAAAAACTATAGATGGAACCCCTTCTGTAACTGATTGATATATCTTAGTAACGTTATCTGAACCAAAAGCCATGGGTAATCCATAATTTACTGCAAGCATTTTATTATTATCTATAAAGTAATATCCACTTTTTCCTTCTAGTAATCCATAAGCGTCTGCTACTACAACTTTTAATCCAAGTGGATCTGCGTTTGGTATTAGAGAATCTAAAACTGAATCAACTAAGTTAATTGGTATTACTCCAGTGCTTTCAGAATGAAAAACTTCTGACCACTGACCTATCGATAAAGCGTTAACCTCAACAGCATAATCATTTCCAATAATATTTCCAGAATAGTAAATTTTTAGATATCCTTTTACAGAATCCTTTAATGGAAGATCAATGGTGTGTGTTACTTTTAACCATTCTTTTTCTCTTGCTGTAATTTGATTAATGCTATATTCATAATCCTGCTCATCATTATTTTTATAAGCAAATCCTATTTCAATACTTTGAATAGAGGATTCAAAAGCATACAAAAATGCAGATATTGTTACGGTAGTTTTATCTTGATCTTTTGTTAAATCTAAATTTAAATTAGGACTTAAAAAGTCCATATATTGAGGGGATGCTGTAACTGGTATAACTATTGATGATATTTCATTTGGAAGTGGCTTGTTTCCAGCAGAGTCTAATCCTACTAACTCATCTGAATTTCCCAATTCCCAATTTAAGATATTTTTGTGAGTTTGATCGAGTAAGGATATAAAGGATAGTTCATCATCTAATGACCATAGAGCAACTGGGTGTTCTGAAAATGCTCTAGATGCAAATAGATTAGAGATTCTTTGTGACATGTTTACCTCTAATCTATTTTAGCATGTTAGGACTTTGTAATGTCTACTATTTCACATTCCCCTGCAACGCAGGATAGTTCTTGAGATCCAGTAGTTCCGTCTTCTTTTTCATAGAATGAAAGCATTTCCCATTGAATATTAGAAGGCATCTTATTTAACCATTGTTCATATTCTTCTTTTAATACCTCTTGATATGGGGCTTGTTTGTAAGTGTGTTCGCTGGCTGGTAAGAATGATACTCCACCGATTGAGTCAAAATTATCAAATACCCATGCTCCAACCCTTAACCATTCATCTTCGTGAACGTTAATTGTTACACTTGGGTTATGTTCTGTCCAATGTGTTCTATAAGTCTTCCACATTTCTAAATGATCAATTGCTGTTAGGTCCTTAGTTATTGTTGCATTCTTTGGAGCCTTTTGTGGAAAATAAAAAACAGTTGTTTGATCTGGTTTCATAATATCTGGTTCATTTGGAATACCAGAATCTTTTAAGAATTGTGTTAATGGATCATTGTTTGATCCACGTACGCTTCTAATATAATATTCTGAATACCAAGGATGAATGCCACTTGATACACCAACTAATTGACTTACTGTTCCAGATGGTTTAACGCAAGTAATAGATGCTGAAGGATTAATGTTTAATTTCTTTGCTTCTCCTTCATTTGTTTTTACTGCTTCTAATCTCATGTCAGTTAATAATTGCTCTAATGCTTTTCCAGCAGTAGATGTAATTTTATTTCCATAAATTCCTGTTAAGGAAACTCCAAGAAGTCTTTCTTCTTCACAGTTATCTTTCCAAGATTTACGAATATATTTAAAATCGGTAAGTGTTGATTGCCATGTTCCAAGGATTGTTGCCAATCTAACTTTTTCTAATAAATCTTCTTTTGTGTCTTCTGCAGAAATAACTACTTCTGTTAAATTACAAAATTCATTTGGACGAAGAATAATTTCTCCACATGGGTTTGTTCCTGCTACTAATGAAGCATCTCTGCGACCAAATGATTCAACGTGTTTGCGAACAGAATCCATATTAAAGATTCCACGTTCTCCAGATTTTGATTCATAAAGATTTCTCCACTCACGTAAGAATTGTGCAGTGTTTGGTTTGTTATGGTACACAGCAGAGTTGTTTGCTAAAGATCGTTGTGATTGAGTTTCCCACCATGATCCGCTTTTTGCTTTTGCCATTTCAAAGTCATCAAGATTTGAAAGACTAATTAATGCACTACGGCGTACTCCTCCTACAACAACAACTTCTCCAACCTTACACATTAAATCATGTGCTTCAATTGATTTTAATTTTCTACCTGCTGCATTTCTAAATGTATCAACAGTAAACATAAATAATGCATTAAGAGGTCCTGGCCCAGAAGCACGACCACCAAAAGTTTTTAGTCTTGCACCTGATGGACGAACTTTAGACATATCCCAATTTGGAATTTGACCTTGATACAATAAAGCAATTAATTCTTTAAACGCTTTTGCCCAACCAAGTTTAGAATCTTCTACAACAATAGTTGTTGCTGTTTGATTAAATGATTCTGCAACAACTGGAAGTTCGTTTACGTATTTTGCTTCAACGCTAAATCCAACTCCTGTACCATTCATCAAAATATACATTGCTTCGTCAAATGATCTTGGGCTATCTACTGCTATAAAAGAACAGTTGTATGCACCGATGTGATCACGTTCTAATGCTGGACCTGCAGTCATCAACGCTCTCATTGAAGGCATTACTTTGTGATTTAAAATTGCTTCTTTTACTTCATCAAATATTTTTGCATTTGGGCTATAGCCATAGTTCAATACTAAATGGTCTTTCATAAAATTCATCAATCGAGAAACTGTTTCTACCCAGGTTTCTCTTCTGTTTAAATCTGGTACCCATCTAGCGTACCTAGAAATATGAATAAAGTTTTTGTATGGATCAGTGATTGATCCGTTTTCGTTAATAAATGACAAAATAAACACGTCCTTTTGATTTGTGGGATAATAGTATTCTACACGAGTTTATGAGAGGAGTCAAATAAATGTTATCAATACAGGAAGTGAATTATTTCACAAACATTGTAAATAAAAATCTTGCCAGTAGGGTTCAATGTCCACTAGACGTTTTGGGTAAGGGTCACTTTACATATTCAAGGGTAGATGATAATATGGAAGTATATTTTAGGTGTACTGACTGCGATGCAGATTTCAGACTTGGTATAGATTCAGAAAAATATATCAAAGATACTATTGACAAAGAGTTAAATCAAAGATAAAATTAAAGGGTGGATAGGGCGGGAATAGATTAAATATATATAATATAAATAAATAATATATAAATAATATAATAAATATATATAAATATATAATATATGGTCAATAGCACGAAGTGCTAAAAATGTCAAGTTTTATAAAAATACTAAAAATGTTGACTTATATTGCTTTTATGGGTTATACTAGATATACCTATTTCTTCTGGGAGGTAACTTGATGAAGAAAGTTTTATTATTTTTATTGTTATTTATTGTTATAGGTACTTATATAAATCGACTGGATAGGTCATATATTTTATACCCCGCAGAACCGTTAGTGGTCGTCCCAGAAGGACAGACCACTTCAAGTGTTTTAGGGGCCGTACAAGCCGC